GAAGTCGTCGACGGATCATTGTACCAATCGCTTTTTGATACCAGAGGTTTATCCCTGGCTCAATAGCAATAGTACGATCAGTCTTCGAATTCTTAGGTACGGTCACGATTTTATTCCCAACTTCAAGTCTGAATTTGACTTTCCAGTTAGGGTAGGCGAGTTCGTGTAGTTCGCCTATAAAATCGTAAAGGTCACGAGTTATTCCACCTTCATGGCGGAACTTATTGGTCGAGCTGGTGTCCCTCTTAACAAGTCTGTTAAGAGTTACTCCAGGGCCCCAATTGGCACAGTCACATACTTCGTTACCGTCAAAATCAGAGAGAATAGATCCGATTTTAAGAAAGGTTGCACGATGCAACCATTCAAAGCGCCCATGTTTTAAATAGGTGCTTCGGAAACCATCCTCGTTGATAGCGACGCAGGTCTGTTCGGCTTTAAGAAAAGCCTCAAGAGCGACGGCTTTCTTGTCTATTTTAGTCGACAAGAAGTCAGCCTTCGAGAGGAATTTCGTAGCCAAATAGTCCAGTCTGAAACTCTGCGGATCCAAATATAAATCTGGATCAACCTCCAATGACAGAATGGCATCGTGTTCGCAGTATTTGAACATTAGCCAAACTGTTAGAGAACGAGGAGTATTCAGCGATTCGAGGTAAGACTGTATCAACCGAAAGGTTGCTTTGTTACACGTCATCGGGTAACTCCTATTTAATCTAGAGATTAAATACCCAGTTAGCTTAAGAAATAAAGCTAACGAGGGCCTTGATCATTACGTCATGGATAGTCTCTCCCGGTAAACACCGCAGAGATAAGAAAGCCCAAAAAGAAGGGATACTTATCAATGTTGTGATTAAACCGACGAGGGCTAAACAAAGCGTAACGAATCTACTGTTCCTTCTCTCCGCTAGGAGAAAAGTACGACGATAAGGCTTCACAGCCCTATCGTTAGTAGATGCTTTCAAGGTCTTCGACGGCTGACTCAACAGCGGGATCCGCCAAAAACTCGGATAACGCGACGAGGCAGGCGGTGCGGTCAGATTCGGCTGCCGTCTTCGGCAGAACAAATTCGACCGTCCCGATGCAGTCACCGACCTTTAGGCCAGTGACGCCGTCGATTACAGGAACTACCGCTTTGGCAGTAACTCTTGCAACTGAGCCACCGACTTTGGGGAGTTTCACGCTCAACGACAGAGCACGGCGGGTATCAAACCCGCCGGACCCTGCTTGGAAGAGCTTTGCTACTCCTTGAGAGTCGATCGAACTCGGAACATAAGTGCCGGCAGTTCCGAGGACTATTGGCGCGAAAGCGCTCATGGTTTTTACTCCAATAAGAGCTTAACGGCTATTCGGAGGAATAGATATCTCTATCTATTTACCTTTGAATAGTTGCGTTAATAGAGCAACAGCGTTGGCCAAATGCCCAAAGCTAAAGGGATTCTTAAATCTGGGAATCGGGAGTGAAGGCAAAGAGGGAAGTGTTTGCCTCTGAACCTTCAACATCTCAAATTCCCAGACAAAAGCTATATCCCCCGCATTGTGCCAAAGGTCAGCGAGTAGCTCTTCCGACGCGGGCAAGTTATAGTCACAAGAGACCTTATGTCTTACGACACAGGTCCGAGTGATTTCCTTGACCGTATAGCCGTCGCATGCTGATAACGAACTCAAAAAGTTGCCGATCGGTAAAAACCAATCGAGAACAAATGAGAACGGTATCAGCTCCCATGCGACATTTGCCGGGCTAGTGAAACCCAGCCTGGAGAGGTTAGAGATAGTCTCAGTGCCGTTAATGGCGTAAGTAACAGAGTACTTTACGTCAATAACCGTCGTCTTTGTCAGGATCACAACAGGCTGAGAGGTATCAACCCTCAAAAGCGTGTCAGGATCCCGATTAAAAACTTCGGTAGTAACGATTCTGCGACGTCTCTTGGCTTTCACTGGAATTGGCGGAAGTTCTAGAAGCCGCTCAGCTACAAACTCAGCGGCTCCTTTAATATCCGACATTAACGGTGAAATACCATAGCGATAAGCTAGAAATGCATCAGCAACTTGACCCCGATTACTCGGAAACAAGTTTTTGATAGCATTAAGAAAGTTTCCTTTCTTTAAATCAAAGAAAGCTTTCCCTAATTGCACAGCCAATTTGGAGATTAATCCAACAGTCTGTGAAATTTCGGCTAGATCAGTCGCTAAGTCCAATTTGGCATTCTTTACTCTGGAATATAGTTTACCGAGGCATTTTTCATCCTCGTTCGCTATAGCATCAGTAAAGGTGTCAAAAAGGTCCTCCACTCCAGACGAATGAGTCCCAATCCAACCTGAAGGTTTGCCTGTTCCGGGATACTCTAAACCCCAAGGAAGAGTCAAGGAAAACTCGTTATTTACGTGACCCGACGGGACGATAAATAAATCGTCTGTAGTTGGGGCGCAAAAAGCGAGGGCCGAGCCTCTAACATTAAGGGTAAAGAATCGCTTAAAGTCGGGGAATAGGAGGTATTTATCTTCCTCCAATTCATCGTCGCTTTTAGCGTTCCGAAGCAGTGAGAACTGGTTATCACTCCAGTTATCATCAAACCAAAGTTGGGTTTGAAACTCACCGTTTTTAAGAAGCGTTACAGACTCAAACGAGAGATCATTTGAAAGTCGATCTCTGTGCCTCTTGAGGATCTTCTTAAGGTCCCGCTTTTCAGGGACCAAACGTTGAACCGCAAGGAGAACAGGTCTCCACCTCCATTTGAATTTCTTGTAATCGTAGTAACGCTCAGCTTTGCAAACATCAGGGATGAAAAAGGTTTTCACCTTATAAGTCCTAGACGTTCGTTTTAGCTGCTCTAACAAACCCTTATTTCTGTCCGTTGTATTACGAAACACCAAACTATTAAAACGATCAAGGTCGAGGAAATCTACAAAATGGTAGACACCACCGACAAAATCGCCATTATAGTAGTGGCATATCTTTTCGTCTCCTGTAGTCGCCGTAGTTCCATCAAACCACGCAAAAATACCCTCAGAGTGCTGCCCGACATTCCATCCGTCGAGAGCTTCAATGGGGGTATTAAAGGGTGGAGATTGCTGGACTTCGAGCGACATAATACAGGAAACGTCGAGTACGCTACTGGTGTTAACGTCAGGCATAGGACATCCATAAGGTAAGAGGGAACTACCCTCCTAAGAGCTATGGAGTAATAAATCAATCCATAACTCAGCGGCCGGAAGGCCGTGTTAAGTCCTATCAAATGATAGAACTTTTAGAACAACTGCTTCCATCTAGGATCGAAGATCTTTATCACCGCCTCAGAATTGCTATAACTTACGTTAGAGCTCTTCTGCTACCCCTCTTTCAGGGTAGACGGGTTAGGGTATCGAAAATCG